GCATTTATTGAAATTATTTGTGATGCTTTAATTTTATCGTATGAAATGTTAAGTAGTCAAAGAAGTCGAAATGCAGAAATAGAAAAAGACATATTAAGTTATCTTATAAGAAGGTTTGAGGAGTTAAGATGAATATAAAAAACTTTGAAAAATGGGGAATGGAAAGAATGAGTTATTCAAGAATGAGTTCTTTTAAAAATTACCCAAGTCAATTTGTTATTAATCGTATTTATGGTTATGACACAGGCTCATCACCTGCGATGAATACAGGCAATGTAGTTGAACAAATGCTTTATGATTATATGCAAGGTAATGACCCAAATTTAACTTCTATATTAGAAGAATTTGCAGAAAAATTTGCTGACTATCATAAACAAGAAGATGTTGTCAAATACTTAGAATTAATTCCTAAGTTTTATAAAAACTGTGAAGCACTTTTTAATAAAATGGGTAATTATAAATTACATTCTTATCAAGAGGAATTACACACAGAGATATTAGGTATAAATTTCTTAGGTTATTCCGACTTTGTGTATGATATGGGAGATGAATTATTTGTCTATGACTTAAAAACAAAAGGTAGACTTTCTATAAATCATTCAGATAAACTTCAACAATGGATATACAAGAAAGCATTAGAAGAAAAATATAATAAACCAGTCACTTGTCACTTGTATATCGTAACCCCAACCAAACACCACTTCGAAGAAATTGTTTTTAATGATAGTCATGAAGTAGAAATTCATAACATTTTAAAAGGCATGAACAAAGTATTTGAATTATGTAATGATAAAAAAGATTTTGCATTTCTTTATCAACCTAATTTAGATGATTTTATTTGGAATAGTCCAAAGATAATACAAGCAAGAAAGGAAATATGGGGTATATAAAATGAATAATTTTGAAACAGCAACAATAATTAATGACTCGGCACATATAGATAGAATAATTAAAAAGCCAAGAGAAGGTAAGATTTATATTTACCATCAAGGTTTTGTGGCTAGAGATAGAGGCACAGACCATAGAGGACTACATGGTTTTGCAAGGCAAATTCTTTATTATGCAGAAAGAAATCAAGTTGACCTTTATCAAAAGAAAATTTCTAATAATGAATATACCTATATATTAGTTAGATAATTTTAATGCCTAATAAAAAAGGTTGTAAAGTACAAAATCCAAACTCTTTATCTCAATGTGTGGAGTGTAAAAAAACTTATACTCTACACATGATGAAGCAAATTTATAGTTGGTCTAATGAATTTAAGTGTATTAGATGCCATAATTTACCTAAAAATAGACATTACAAGTCTATTTATACATTGGAGCAGTTTTTTGCTCTGAAAGGTCTTTAAAACGGTTTTTAAGGGGTACTTTTTCATATAAGTTACATCAGATTTAAGTATATTATGACCTGAGCCTAAATCGGTGCTACTTCTCATAGTTGATAGGTAATATGCTTTATCATCTTCAAACTCTAAAAATCCGACCACTTCACATTCTTCTATAATACATTCTTGTTTAAATTCTTCTTTAGATAGCCATATATTAGAGCCTGATGAGTGGTCTAGGAATTTTAGATAGACAATCAATTAGTGTATTAAGTTATGTAAAAACCATAAAGCAATTATAACAGCACAGAGTTTTGAAATATTACTCCATGATGAATAATCCCCTATTGCTTCTGCAATCTTAAACCATCTTTTTTTTAACCAAAATATCATCTTATAGTCCTTTCTACTTTAATGCTGTTCCACGAATTTTATCGAAAGAACGCAAACCTGCCATTCCTAATAAAGAAACAACAAGCGGCATTAAAACACTCATGTCAAGGCTTGGCAATGGTAAAGTTTCAATCTCAAATATAGCAATAATAAACATTAAGAATTGCTTTAAAACAAATTCCCAAAATATAGCTAACGCACAAGACATTCCTATAAGTGGTCTCCAAGACCTTTGCATGATACCACCAATACCTGTTGCGGTTGACTTCGCATCAGCAATATTAATATCCATTTGTTTTAGATTTAATTGGTTTTCTAATTCTTGAAGTTTAATTTTAGCATTTGCTTTTTCTTCATCAGAGGTATGTAGTTCATCTAAAATTTTACCTACACTACCGACTAATCCACCACCTAATAATTTATCAAGCATTTGATTTCACATCTTCTAATATTTTATTTTTCATACTGATAAATTTATCTACAGTCATATTCAATATACCTGTTCTTAAAGAAAAATTCTTTTCTGACCAATTCTCTAATCTTTCTTCCATGAATTTAATTTGTAAGTTTTTTTCCTCATTCATCTTTTTTAAATCTCTAATTTCTTTTTTTAATTCTTTTTCTGTTGACATTATGAACTCCTCATTCTTTCTGATAATTCGTTAATTCTTTTTACTATTCCTTCTGTTTCGCTTCTTCCTAATTTACTATCAAGCAATTCATCAGCTGCTGTATCGTAATCTTTTTGTCTTAATGCTTCTCTTAGCTTTTTAAACATTAGTAATTTTGGTAAACCAAGCCAAAATGATAATTCACAAATTACCTCAAAAGCCTGTTCATTTATATCTGACTCAGTTATAAATTTTCTAGCATCATCAATAGCTACATTTAAATCTGTTGTAAAAATAACATCTACATCAGCATTAGTTAATTTTTTAGTAATTAAATGTTGCTCATCATGTCTTATTAAGTGTCCTATGCCTGTTGTCCATAGACCTTTCGTATCTTCGTAGGCTTCGTACCTAATCCCTTCATGAGAAGATACAGAATTACGCAATCTTACTATATTCATTTTTTACTCCTTAAACTTGGTAGCATCTCTGCAATAATTTTAGTTATATCATTAAACAATACTTTTAATAATCCTATATGTATTTCTAAATGACAATTCTCATTAAAATTGTCTATTTCATCTTTAGTGCAAGTCACTCTTATCTTATTTCCTATTCTAACTATTCTCATATATAAATATTTTTATCCCAACTGCCATTGTTATTCAAGACCATTGGCACAATATATGGAATACCTTCAGTTATAACTCCACAAGAAAGAACAGGCTTTGCTAAATTGACTTTCATATATGCCATAGCTAAAGATTTTTTATCTACTAAACAACCTACACTCATTCCCCAATTTAAATGAAAATCGTTAGCAACATATTTTATAGAACTGTTTGTATGATAGTGACCCTGGACACAAGACATTGCTGATTGCTGAACTGCCTTAGATATATCTGCTGAGAATTGGTGAGCAAACATTACTCTACCCTTATCTGTTTCTATAGTGTGTTTTTCTTTCCATTTCCAATCTCTATTCACATCTAATATTTCATTATAATCTTTAATAAAAAACTTTGACATTCCTTTAGCCATTGCTCTGCGTAAAATCATAGAGCCATGATTGCTTTCTAATAAAACCATTTTAGGAAATATCTTTTCTAACTGTCCACATAAAGACCGACCAATTAATAATTCATCAGCAGGACTTGGTAAGTCAGGATTTATAACATGAGAAACATTAACAGAGTGCCAATCCATTTCGTCACCGATATGCACGACAGTATCAGGTTTATAAACTTTTTTTAATTTAATAAGAAAGGCAAAAGTATCTTGATGATGATATGGAAAGTGAGTATCCGAAATCACCAATATTCGTTTATTCATACAAATATATATTAATTATTTTAAATGTTTTGTATATCTTTAGTTGTGCAAAATCCGGTTGTATGTAAATTAGGAATTTCACTAGATGCTTTATTTACTTCTCTTAATGATATAATACATTCTTCCATAGTACTATATGGGTTTTTATGTATTTCAGTAACACAAGTTTTATCTAATGCTAAGTCTTGTTGTTGTAAACAAAATACTACAATAAGAAATACATTCATTTAATACCTAGTAATTTTGTAACAAATACAGTTATTGCAATTACTATTCCACCAAACAAAGCAACTGCTTTAATTCCACCTGCACCCATGTTCATTCTAGCCTTTAATTGTTCTATATCTTGCTTATTTTTTTCAAGGTCTTTATGAATATGGTCTAGCTTTGACTCCATAACAGTTAATTTAGTAATTAATACTTCTATTTTTTGATTGGTGGTTAATTTAGATAAATCAGGCATTACATATTCGCTAACGGATTGGATAAAGATTTCTGTATCTTAATATCAAGTGCTTTTTCAATAGCTTTTAATTCATCTTGAATTTCTCTGCTATCTGCCTTTTGTCTATCTTCAACATCATTCACAATGGTTGTGATATGTCTATTGTCTTGCTCAATTTGACGAATTTGAATTTTTAAATCATTTTTTAAATCTTTTGCTACATCTGATATGAGGGTTACTTCATCTAATATCATTGATAATTCTGAATTAATAACGGCTATTTGCCTATCATAAGCACTTAGGTCAGGACTTACAAAGTTATTGATTTTTTTTTCCATAGATAAATATCTTTGATAAACCTCAAAAGAACCATACAAACCACCGATAAAAGTAGATATAGCGATAAGAATAGCAAATATCTTTCCACCCTTAACCTTTAATCCTGCAAATTCTAACTCTGCCATAATTACCTCGTATATTGGCTATTAATAAATTCGTTATGTTTATACTCACTACCACCAAATAATAAATAAGATGCCATATTATTATCACTAATAGTAGTGTCAGGTAAATAACTATTATTAAAAAAACCTTGCTTATCTTGTATGATTGAAGTTACATTAAAAAAGTCTTTAGTATTACCTAAGATTTGCATTACAATGAGAGTTCTAGTTTGATTATTCGTTTCATATTTTCCTTTGTCACCCATTTTATTGACAATCTTATTGGCAGCTTTTTGTTTTTGATTAACAATTTTACTAGGTTGTTCTTTGGTTTCTTCTTCAGGCTCTTTCTTATCTTCTGTGTCTTTTTCCTTTTGTGTTTTTATTTCTGTAGTTTCATCTATTTCATTCTCATCAAACTCTTGGACTTCTTCTTGTTCTGTTTCGTTGGTTTGTTTTATTTCTTCAGTAGCTTGTTCAAGTTCGACCTCTTCTATATTTTCGGTTTCAGCTTTTACTTCTTCTACCTCTATACTCTCTATATCGGACAAATCTAATTCCATTTCTATTGCTTCAATAGTTAAATCATTCATAGGCTCATTTATAGGCTCTAAAGTAAAATCATTAAAATCATCATTAACTTCATTTGATGCAAATATTAATTCAGCTACATCATTACTTTCTTGATTAAATTCTAATACTAAAAATTCTTCTAAATCTTTTATCTGTTGAGAAATAATTGTATTAACTACATTATAGAAAACATTAATTTGAACATCATCAAACAAAACTCCAACAGCTAAATTAATATCTTTTCCACCTATCTCGATTGTAATAGTATTTAAAACACCACTGAAATCAAATCCACTTGTATATGACTGATAGCCTGTGGTAGCTCCAGTTGCAGATAAGATATCAGTTCCTGTAAATACTTGTTCATTTCCATTCTTACCTGTAATTTTTATATAGATACTGTCTTGTGCATCTTGTTTATCTACTTCAATTATATATTGAGTTTCACCACCATAATTAATATCTAATGATGATATATCTACTTCTTGATAAAAGGTTGTTAGGGTACTATCTGTAATTTCTGCACATCTATCTGTACCTAATTCATTACAATAACTACCGGTAGGTATTGAAGCAGAGCCTTGACCACCCCAATCACTATCCATATCGCCTTCTTTGGTAGTGGTTACAAATCCGTTAGAGCCATCTAATAAATCACCACTATCAGTATTCAATATGATAGTTTCTATAATTTCAGTATTGGTAATTTCAGTTGTAGTGCCTTCAGTACAAAGACCTAAAGTTTCAGTAGTACATTCAGCATTTAGATTAGAGTAGAAGCAAAAGAGCAATACCACTAAATACAAATTTTTTAATATCATTATGCTTTACCTCTTTTTTTTCTATAACAACAGGCTCATTTTCTTTTAATAACCTAACTTTAACCATACTACCTTCAGGAATTAATTCAGGGTTATTTTCCCATTCTGTTTTAGCATCTAAACCAATTGCAGAATTAATAGGTGGGAATGTGCCACTAGCCCACATACTGTCAAAAACACGATAGTCACTAGATAATAAACTAACTGCTGCAACTTTCATACCCATAGCATAAAGCTGTCTTGATAACTTAATAATCTCACAATTTTCATCTTTGATTGTAATGCCTGAACTAAAACCTAATACTTGTGTTTGAACTGCACCACTTACTCCTGTTTTACATATATCAGAATTAACAATATTTAATGCAGGTGAATTTGCTGTTGGTGGTGTTGAATTAGTAACTACTGTTGAACTTACAGTATTAGTATCTGCTGCATCTGCATATTTAAATGTGCAAGATACTAATAGTAATAAAATTATAAGGTATTTCATTTACCACAAATACATTTACCATTACATTTGCACATTATGTTTTAGGATTATATAATTTAACTTTAGCTACTGTGTCTTTCCAAGTAGTAGTACCATTCAGTAAGTCTTTGTATTGCATATCCATTTGGTCTTGAATTAATAAATAATCATATGCTCTTTTATTTATTGTTGTTATTGC